TCAACAAAACCAGCTCACCGGACGCTCACGCGGAAGCGAGCCAAACTGAAGCGAAAAGTAAACCACCAGAATGCCGAGAAAGATCATCGACGCAATCACCGCGACGTGAATCGGCCTTCGATTAGCGGTTGTCTCGGGCGTAACGCGTAAGCTGTCGGCCCGTTGAGCTATCTTGGCCTTTAGGTCTCTATGCAATTCGCGTCGAGCGTGCGTATTGCTACGGTCATCCAGCTCGCGCTCTCTGCGAGAGAGTAGCTCCTGTTGCTCGCTTAGTTCTGCAAGTCGTTTTTGCAGTCGATCGGACCGCGCTGCTTCCTCTCTAGAAAACTCCTCATCGAGTTGCACGCGCCTGCGTGCAAACTCCTGCTCCAGCGACGTTCGCGCGTCAGCAGCTTGCTTGCCGACGTCGAGCACCATCTTTTGCAGTTGGATGTTCTGGCGATGATGCGAAGCCAATAGATCGCGGAAGAGTTTCGGATTTCGAAATAGTCCTGCGACTTTCTCTTGGTCGTGTCCGAATGTTTCTGCGACTAGATCTTGTATTGCCCGTACGGTCTCCTCGTCGATCCCCTGTCGTGGAGGACTCGTATCTGACGCGCTGTTGTGGATGGTCAAAGAGTCATAAAGGAGCGCCTCGCTGCCAGTCACCGTCTGGCGGTCAACAGTGACGCTGAACCGATTTGCTCCAACGTTTGCCCAAGATAGGCGGTGAATCTTCTCGTCCTGGAAACCTTGAACTGCGTTCTCATCGTCGGTGGCGATCTGGAAATCAGCAGACCCACCGACAGTTTTGACAGTTACGTGGGCCGCACCAATCAATCGCGCGATGCTCAAGAGGAACGTCAGTATCTCGGCATCTGAAAGCTTGGGCACTAGAGAAGTCGTTTGAGGCATGAAGATTCTCGCGCGGGATTCATAACTGAGGGCCGCAAATACACGAGGAAGAGAATTCACGTGCCATCCCTCCCATTTTCCTATTCCGCGATTAATCAACCGTGAATGGTGACGAGCTCGATGGCTGATGAAACTGCCGAAAAACTGCCGGCTCACCTCCGCGACGATCTGAAGTTCAAGCCCGGGCAGTCAGGCAACCCTGCAGGAAGGCCGAAGGGCGCGCGCTCCAAGCTCGACGAGGCTTTCCTCGAAGCGATGCACAACGACTTCGAGCAACATGGAGTCGAGGCAATCGTGAAGGTCAGGTCTGAGAAGCCGGATCAATATCTCAAGGTAATCGCCTCGATCCTGCCGAAGGATCTGAACGTCAACATCAACAACATGGACGATTTAACGGATGACCAGCTTATCCAGCGCATCCGGCAACTCGACTCCGCAATCCGACCTTTCCTCGATACTCAAGGAGCAGGCGGCCCTGTTGGCGGAACTGAACCGGAGACGACGCACTAACCTGCTGAGCGGGTACAAGCCTTATTCGAAGCAGAAGGAATTCCACGCGGCCGGCAACCGCTACCGTGAACGCCTGTTCATGGCTGGTAACCAGCTCGGCAAGACGCTTGCGGGTGCTGCCGAAGCGGCGATGCATCTCACCGGCAAATATCCGGACTGGTGGGAAGGCAAGCGCTACGACAAGCCGATTGTCGCAATTGCCGGTTCGGAGTCATACGAGCTGACCAGGGACGGCGTGCAGCGCCTTCTCGTTGGCCCTCCGATGACTGAGGAGGAATGGGGCACTGGGTATATACCGAAGGCCGATATTATCTCCAGCACCCGGCGCTCTGGGGTGTCTGGCGCGCTGGATAGCATCACGGTTCGGCATGTCTCGGGCGGAACGTCAACTCTGCTCTTCAAGGCATACGAGCAGGGTCGTGGTAAGTGGCAGGCAAACACGGTTGATTACATCTGGTTCGATGAAGAGCCGCCAGAAGACGTGTACTTCGAAGGCATCACGCGAACCAACGCAACGCAAGGGTTGATCGCGGTCACGTTCACGCCTCTCAAGGGCATGAGTTCGGTCGTCGCCCGGTACATTCTGGAGCACTCACCGGATCGCAGCGTCATCACGATGACGATCGAGGACGCCGAGCACTACACGCCGGAAGAGCGGCAGAAGATCATTGACAGCTATCCTGCTCATGAGCGGGAAGCGAGGACGAAGGGCGTTCCGTCGCTCGGCTCGGGTCGGATCTTCCCGGTAGCTGAGGAACTAATCACGGTCGTTCCCTTCGAGGTTCCGAAGCATTGGGTCCAGATCTGCGGGATCGACTTTGGGTGGGACCATCCAACAGCCAGCGCTCGGCTGGCATGGGACCGTGATGCAGACGTGATCTACGTCACGACGGTTTACCGACAACGTGAGGCGACTCCCATCGTGCATGCGGGCGCACTGAAGCCGTGGGGCGCTTGGCTCCCATGGTCATGGCCACACGACGGCAACAACGATATGGCCGCCGGCCCGAACCTCGCATCGCAGTACAGGGCGCAGGGGCTGAACCTGCTCCCGGAGAGGGCGACTTTCGAAGACGGCAGCAACAGCGTTGAGGCTGGCCTCATGGAAATGCTGGACCGGATGATAACCGGCCGGTTCAAGGTCTTCTCGACCTGCGGCGAGTGGTTCGAAGAGTTCCGGCTCTATCACCGGAAAGACGGCAAGGTCGTGAAAGAGCGTGATGACGTGATTTCAGCCTCGCGATACGCGCTCATGATGAAGCGGTTCGCCAAGGTCAAGGCTGACGCCGCCGCATGGAAGTTCCACGATCGGAAGGTTGTTTGATGGCTGCAATGTCGAAAGAGCAGGTTGCTGCCCAGGTCTCGCAGCTCGTCAAGGATTGCGAGAACTATCGGGACGAGCTTTCCGTCGATCGCATAAAGGCGATGGAATATTACGACGGCGAGATGAGAGACACGCCGGCCGACCCGAACCGGTCGAAGGTCGTCTCCCGCGATGTCCGATCCGCCATCAAGAAGGTTCTGCCGTCCCTCATCCGCACGATCATCGGCAATGACAAGGTTGTTGAATACCAACCGGTCAATGAGGGCGATGAGGCAGCAGCCGAGCAGGCGACCGACTACATCAATTATGTCGTCTTCCCCGAGAGCGATGGATATGACGCCGTCCAGGACGCCGCGCACGATGCGCTGAAGCTGCGCAATGGCATTATCCGCTGGTGGTACGACAAGAAGCGGAAGGTCCAGGTCTCGAAGCATACCGGGCTCGACGAGCAGGCCCTGGTTCAACTCGTCGCTGACGATGATGTCGAGGTGCTGGAGCAGGAAGCCTACGAGGAGCAGATCGACACACCGCAGGGGCCGCAGCCGGTCAAGCTTTACAATGTGAAGATCAGGCGCGTCTCCGAATACGGGTGCACGAAGCTAGCCGCGGTCCCGCTGGAAGAGTTCCTCATTCATCCGGATGCAATTTCGATCGACGATAGCCCGATAACGGGCATGAAGACGCGCCTGCGCCGCTCCGATCTGGTCGAGATGGGATACGATCGGGAACGGGTCGACAGCTTCCCGGCCTCGGGGTCGGATATCGAGGAGGAAATAGAAGAGTTCACCCGCCGGCGCGATGCCTTCGACGAGAATGACTCCATCGTCAAGGCGCTGCAGGAGGTAGATTACTACGAACTCTATGTGAAGATCGACGCGGATGACGACGGCATTGCCGAACTGCGCCGCATGTCCTTTGCCGGCGGCCTGGCGGAGGTTAATCTCCTCGATGATGAGGAATGGGATGAAGTCCCGTTCGCCGATCTGATCGTTGAACGCCGGCCGCATCAGCGGGAAGGCAATTCCGTCACGGACGACATGGCCGAAATCCAGCGCGTCAAGACGGTGCTGATGCGCCAGACGCTCGACAACCTCTATTGGCAGAACAATCAGCAGCCAATCGTTCAAGAGGGCACGATTGCCAACCCGGAAGCGGTGCTCAACCCCAAGTTTGGCCAGCCAATCCGGGTCAGCCAGGGCATCGATGTGCGCGGGGCGGTCGGCTACAACACCGTGCCATTCGTCGCCGAACAGTCTTTCGGTATGCTCTCCTATCTCGATCAAGAGGCAACCGACCGCACCGGCATTTCCGACGCTTCCGCCGGCATGGCCCCGGACGCACTTCAGAACATGACGGCAAAGGCCTCGTCGATGATCGAGGCGGCCGGCGTAGGCCAGACGGAATTGATGGTCCGCACGTTCGCACAGGGCCTCAAGCGCGTGTTTCAAGGCCTTCTGCGGCTGGTGATCAAGCATCAGGACAAACCGCGCACAGTGAGGCTCAGAAACCAGTGGGTGACCTTCGATCCGCGACAGTGGAATGCGGACATGGATGTCACCGTGAACACCGGGCTTGGCGCCGGCACGCGTGAGCGCGACATGATGATGATGCAGGTGGTAGGCGCGCAGCAGGAGAAGCTGCTGGCGGCTTACGGCCCCGTCAACAACCCGTATGTCTCGGCGGAGAACATCTGGAATTCGGTTTCGCGCGGTGTCGAGGCCGCCGGTCTTCGCACTCCGGACCTATATTTCACCAAGCCGACGCCCGTGCAGATCGAACAACTGCAGAAGGCGCAGGCGAACAAGCCCGATCCTGAGATGGAGAAGGTGAAGATCAAGGCGCAGGCCGACCAGCAGAAGGCTCAGCTCGACGCCCAGCTCCAGCGCGAGAAGATGCAGCAGGAAGCGCAGCTTGAGACGCAGCGCATACAGCAGGAAATGGCGCTGAAGCGCTACCAGATCGAGCAGGAAATCCAGCTCAAGCGGCAGACCAACGCCATGCAGATGCTGACGCGTGATCCGGTATCGAGCGTGAACATCGGCGGAGATCCGGGCTGATGCGGCAGGAAGACAAGACCGCAGCCGCCCGAGTGCTGCTCGACATGCCGCTCTTCCATCTGCTGATGGACGAACTCGAAACAGCGGCCGTCAACGGCTGCGTGAACGCCAAGAACACAGATCATGACGCCCGCGCCGCCTTTGCGGCCGAAGTGCGGGCCATCCGAAATCTCAAAGGCAAGATCAAGTTCCTCGCCGAGGGACAATCCTCTGCCGATGGGAAGGGCGCCCCGGCATAGGGCCGCGGCCAAACCTAAAAGGCAAAGCCAGACATGACAGACGCAGCCACCAACTCCCCTTTCGTGGGGGAGAGTGATAGCGGTCGCCCCGCACTCAGCTTTGATGACGCTGTGAACCTCGACTTCGCCGAGTCCTCCGAGACCAACGAGCCGGAAGAGGAAGAGCAGCAATCGACGAATGCGACGGATGAGGCCTCTGAAGATGGCCAAGAGACCGACGATCCCGCAGCCGAAAGCGACGAGTCTGCCGAACCCGAAGAAGAGGGCGCGGAGACCAATGAAGCCCAGGACACCATCATTACCCTGAAAGGCGGTGAGCAGGTTCCTCTCGAGGAGCTGAAGCAGGGTTATTTGCGGGAGAGTGACTACCGCCGGAAAACTCAGGAGCTCGGCAACAAGCGCGGATCTCTTGAGGCCATGACCACCCGCGTCGCCTCCACGGCGAACGCCATCGCAGAATTCCTGATCCAGCAGCTTCCACCGGAGCCATCGCGCACTTTGGCGATGCAGAACCCGAACGAGTATACGCGTCAGAAGGCCGTTTACGACGGGGCTCTTGAACAGGTTCAGCGCCTCATCGACATGAGCGCCGAGCCGAAGCAGGTGGCGGGCGAGCTCAAACAGGCCGCGACAGAGGAAACTCTTGCGGCCGAGAACGCCAGGCTGCTTGAAGCCTTCCCGCACCTCGCCAAGGAGGAAGCCCGAGAGAAGTTCTTTACCGACGCCTTCAAGGCCGGCCAGGACTTCGGGTTTTCTCAGGACGAGATGCAGGGTTTCACCGATCACCGTTACTTCAAGGTCATCCACTACGCCCAACTCGGTCTCCAGGCAGAGCAGGCGAAGAGCAAGGCCATGACGAAGGTGGCGAACGCCCCGCCGGCAACGGCGAAGGCCAAGCCGAACGGGCCGGTTAACCCGCAGGCGCGCAAGAATCAGGATGCGATGAAGAGGTTGTCAAAAACCGGGTCGATCAAGGACGCGATGTCGATCGACTTTGAATAACCCATCTTCAAAGGATCAGAACCATGGCAGCTCTCGCCAATACCTTCCAGACCACGAATGCGGTCGGCAACCGTGAAGAACTCTCCGACGTGGTGTCCCGCATCACGCCGGAAGACACCCCGATCTACTCGCTCATCGAAAAAGGCAAGTGCGTCTCCGTCCACCCCGAATGGGAAACGGACGAGCTCGCCGCTCCGGCCGCGAACATCAAGCCTGAAGGTGACGAATACACCTTCGGGGCCATTACCCCGCCCGAGCGCATGGGCAACTATACCCAGATCATGCGCAAGGAGTGGATCATCTCCCGCACGCAGGAAACTGTGAGCAACGCCGGCAACGCTGAAAAGCGGAAGTATCAGAAGCTGAAGAAGGGCGTCGAAATCCGCAAGGATGTCGAGTTCGCCATCGTCGACACCAACGCTTCCGTAGCGGGATCCACCCGCGAATTCGGCTCGCTCAACACCTGGATCGAGACCAACGTTTCCCGCGGTGCCGGTGGCGCCAACGGCGGCTTTGACTCCGGTACCGGTCTGACCGTCGCCCCGACGAACGGCACGCAGCGCGCATTCACGAAGTCCATCTTGGACAGCGTGATGCAGTCGGGCTACCAGAGCGGCGCCAACTTCCGCCACGTCTCGGTATCGCCCTACGTCAAGAGCGTGTTCGTCACGTTCATGTCGGACGCGAACGTGGCCCCGTTCCGCTATGCCGTCTCCAAGGGCGGTGAGCGCAACACCATCGTTGCCACGGCCGACTACTACGAAGGCCCGTTCGGCACGGTGATGATCCACCCGAACCGCGTGCAGGCGGTGGGTGCGCAGCAGGCGCGCAATGCCTTCTTCCTCGACACCGACATGGTCGAATTCCTCTGGCTCGACAAGATCCAGGAGGACAAGAAGGTCGCCAAGACCGGTGACGCCGACAAGGGGGTGATCATCGGCGAAGGCACGCTGAAGGTGAAGAACGAGAAGGGCCTCGGCGTCGCTGCCGACCTCTTCGGCCTCACCGCTGCGAGCTAATCGGGCTCGATCATCATCAACAGGGGCGGGCGTCGGCTCGCCTCTTTCCATTTCAGGAGACAGAGACAATGGCAGAAGCCAAAAAGACCCCCGTCAAGTTGCTCTATGACGTGTGGTTCAAGGATGACGAGCGCACGCCCGCCGGTACCGTGATCGAAGTAGCCGTCTCGGAAGCCAAGAAGCTCATCGACGACGGCAAGGCCGAGCGGGCCGATCCGCTTCCCGGAGATGCCGAATGATCATCAGAGACGGAGAGTGGACGCTCTTTGACCACGACATGACGACCGGCCGCTCCGTCTGGCACTATTTCGACGGGGAGAAGGACGTTTTCCGCGTCGATTATCCGATTACGAACATCGTCAACCAGAACCAGGCGGTTCGCAATGAGGCGAGCCGCGCATGGTCCGGGGACTGGCACCGGGTCGCCTCCATCCCGCTTAACATCGCCTATGACTCCGGCCTCGTGCAGGCCCATAGCGAGGGCAACGACCGCTATGTGAAGCGGTTCCTCAACAGTTCCGATAACCGCGCCTGGCGGACGAAAGAGGGGCATCTATGACCATCTCGGACTATGCGTCCCTCCTGGTGGATGCCGGCGAGTATTCGGGGCGTGAGGACATCGCGCACATCTACCCGCGCCTGCTCGGCCTCGCAGAGCTCAAGCTGAACCGCGGGCTTCGCGTTGCCGACATGGAAGTGACCGACGAAATCTCTCTGGTCGACGGCGAAGGCACGCTTCCGCCTGACTTCCTCGAGGCGCGCGAGGTCAAGAACGCTGCGGGCATACCCATTCGTGCAATCTCGCTGCAGCAGTTGACGAACAGCTATATGGACCGGAGCGGCACAGCGCCGATCGGCTATGCCATCGTCGGCAGCACCATCAAGGCGCGTCCCATCTCCGATCAGGACCTTACCGTCACCTATTACGGGCGCATTCCGGCGCTGACGCCGTCGAATCCGACCAACTGGCTCTTGGAAAAGGCGCCCGACGTCTACCTCTTCGCCCTGGTCAATGAAATCGCCATCTGGGGCAAGGATGTCGACGGCGCCACCGCCGCGCAGCAACTGATGATGATGGCGCTCAGTGGGTTGAAGATCGAGGACGAGCGCAGCCGCTGGGGCAATGCGCAGATGGTCGTTGGAGGCGTGACGCCATGAGCCTGCTATCCGCGATCAATCAGGTTTGCGACGTCGTCTCGCTCTCGCAATTCGATAATGTCTATGGCTCCGACGAGCCGAACGCTCAAACCATGGTTGCCCTGGCGCAGGAAGCCGGTGACGAGATTGCACGCCGTGCCGATTGGCAGAAGACGCTGAAATTCCACACGGCCGCCGCGTCCCCCGAAAACCTTCCGACCGACTTCCAGCGCCTCACGCCCGGCGGCTCCGTGCGGAAATCGGACGGCACTTTCGTGCGGCCGATCACAAACAGCGGCCAATGGGCGGTGATCGTCGGTATCCGGTCGACCACGCCCTATTTCTTCATCAAGGGCGGGCAGGTGCTGTTCTCTCCCGCGGCCGCCGCCGTCGGTGCCATCATCGATTACGTCTCGAAGAACTGGATCCTGAACGATCCGGCCGGGCCGCAGTCGACGTTTCAGGCCGACGACGACACTACGCTCTTTCCGGAGCGCCTTCTCGTGAAGGGCATCATCTGGCGTTGGAAGCGGCAGAAGGGCCTTGCCTACGAGGACAATCTCGCCGAGTTCGAAGCCGACCTCGCACAGGAGATCAATGCCGACAGGGGGGCAGGATGAGAATTCAGCCCAGAGCGGGCCGTATAGGGCAATCCAACCGCGGATCAGTCTCTATCGGCCGGCAGCAGTCATCGCAGCCGGTGACGTTCCCTGCGCCAAAGGGAGGCCTTGTCACCACGGCGGACATGGCATCGCAGGAGCCGGGCTCGGCAACGGTGCTCCGAAACTTCTTTCCGACCCTGATGGGCTGCAAAATCCGTGGCGGATCGCAGAAGAAGGGCTTGGCGGCGGACGGCGGCGATATCAAGAGCGCGTTCAAATACAAATACGGCTCGAATGAGAAGCTGTTCATGGCGACGAACGCCGGCATTTACAACATGACGGCGCCGGCCGCGCCTCCGGCCACGACCGCGGCGGATGTCTCGGGGATGAGCGGCGGCGATTGGTGCGCCTTCCAGCATACCAATGCCGGCACGTCGTGGCTTGTCTGCCTCAACGGTGCCAACGACCGGCAGCTTTATAACGGCACCACCTGGACCACGGCGCCCGCCATCACCTTCACCGATGGCACCACGATGGGGCAGCTCAATTATGGCTGGCTGTTCAAGAACCGAGAATTCTTCCTCAAGAACGGCACGCTCGACGCCTATTACCTGCCGGTGAATGCGATCGGTGGCGCGGCCGTGGTGTTCCCGCTTGGCGGCGTGATGAAGAAGGGCGGCTCGCTGCTGACCGGCTTCTCCTGGTCGCTGGAAAGCGGCGACGGCCTTTCTGACCTCTGCGTCTTCCTGTCGACTGAGGGCGAGATTGCCGTCTATGCCGGCTCCGACCCGTCGAGCGCTTCGGATTTCGCGCTGAAGGGCGTCTATCAGATCGGCAAGCCGCTAGGGAAGAACGCATGGATTCGGGCAGGGGGTGACATCCTCATTGCCACGACGGACGGCCTCACGCCGATGTCGCAGGTGTTCCAGCGCGACCGGCAGGCGCTCTCGCTCGTCTCCGTCTCGCGGCCGATCGAGGACGACTGGCGCAAGGCTGCGAATGCCACCGGGACAGGCTGGACGCTGAAGCAGTGGCCGGAGCAGAACCTGGTTTTCGTCGCCTTCCCGGAAAACACCGTCGTCACCGACACGACCTACGTCCTGAACGTCCTCACCGGCCGCTGGTCGACGATCAGCAATTGGCAGGCGCTCTGCTACGAGACGTTGCAGGGCGGGCTCTTCTTCGGGGGACCCGACGGCTATGCCTGGCAGGGCGACGCCGGCGGCACGGATGACGGGCTGACCTTCTCGGCGACCTATCTTTCGCAATTCTCGCCGGCCGGCCAGTTCGGTCAGCGGGCGACGGCGACGATGGCGCATATGTACTTTCGGGCCAAGTCCAGCCCCAAGGTACGGCTGTTTGCCCGTGCCGACCACGACCGGTCGACACCCACCTTCGCCACGGCGACCGAGGGGGATGCCACCTCGTCCGAATGGGACGTCGGCCTGTGGGACGTGGCGATCTGGGACGGCACGAGCGAAGTGCAGCGCTATGACTTCCGCCAGAACGTGCGGGCCACCGGCGACATGATCGCGGTCGGCTGCGTCATCACCTCCGGCGGCACCTTCAAGCTTGATATCGAGGTCGACCTTGCCACGGTTCAAGTCTCAATCGGGGAGGCGAGCGCCTGATGTTGCCGAGCGAACCGGAGGCAGTGCGCGCCGCCTTGCTGCGCTGGACGCGCGGCGATGTGGCCGCAGCCGACTTCCTGAGCGAGATTTCCGAGGTCGCACGTCTTGCCGACGATATCGTCGACGAGGACGAGAACCGGCAGCGCAATATCTGCTGGCTGCTTGTCCGGACTCTCACGGTGCTGCCGCTGAATCCGTTTTTTATCCGCCATGCCGCGACCCTGGCGCCGCTGATGAACAACGTCATCGTGCAATGGCAGTTGAGCGATGAGTGGCGGTCCTCTCGGGACGCGCTGAAGCGGCAATTCGGCTTCGTCATGCGCGAGGCGGTCGGCTCGATCGTTACCGCTGTAGCGGCGATCTGCGGCGGCTACGACCACGCCAAGACCACAACGGAAGACTTCTTTGAACTCTGCCATTCCGGCTCGCGAGAGACCGTCGAAGACTGGATAAAGGATTGAGACATGGGCCTTTACGGTAGCGCTCCGGAAGCTCCGGACCCGCAAAAGACGGCGTCCGCGCAGACCGCGACGAACATCGGGACCGCGGTTGCCAACAACGTCATGGGCAACGTTAACCAGGTAACGCCCGATGGCAACCTGACGTACACCTATACGACCCAGAAGTGGACGGACCCGACCAGCGGGAAGGTCTATGACCTTCAGGTCCCGACCGCGACGCAATCCCTGTCTCAGCAGCAGCAGGCGATCAAGAATCAGACCGACGCCGCCGAACTGAACATGGCGACGCTCGCCAACAATCAGTCGGGCAAGCTGAATGATCTGCTCGGCAAGCCGATCAACATCTCCGGCGCCCCGGCCGGCGGAAACGCTGGCGCTATCGGGCTGCCGCAATACCAGCAGTTCGGCAGTGGGCCGAAGCTACAGACCAGCCTCGGCAATTACGGCAACGTTCAATCCTCGATCGCTGGCGCCGGCAATATTCAGAAGCAGGTTGCCGACAGCGGCAAGATACAGAACCAGCTCGGCAACGCCGGCGACATCACCCGCAGCTATGAGACGGATTTCAGCGCTGATCGCCAGAAGGTCGAAGATGCGCTGATGCAGCGCCTCAACCCGCAGATGGAGCGGGACCGGGCTGCTCTGGAAACGCGGTTGACCAACCAGGGCCTGCAGCCGGGCTCGGAAGCCTATAACCGGGCGATCGACGAGGCGAACCGGTCTTCCACGGATGCGCGCCTCGGGGCCATCCTGAGCGCTGGGCAGGAGCAATCCCGCCTTGCCGGGCTCGCCAATCAGTCGGCAACCTTCCAGAACTCAGCCCAGCAGCAGGCCTATAATCAGCTTCTCGGCTCCGGGCAGTTCGCCAACTCTGCGCAGGCGCAGCAATACGCCCAAAACGCCAACAACATGCAGATGGGAAATTCCGCCCAGCAGCAGCAGTTCGGGCAGAACCAGGCGCAATTGCAGGCCAACAACGCCGCGCAGCAGCAGAAGTTTGGCCAAGGTCTGGCCGGTGCGCAGTTTGGCAACGACGCTCTGCAGCAGCAGTACCAGAACCAGAACACGGCGACGGCCGGCAACAACGCCCTGCAGGATCAGAGCTTCAACTCGCAGCAGTCGAAGTTCAACATGCAGAACCAGCAGCGGGCGCAGTATCTGAACGAGCTTTACGCCCAGCGCAACCAGCCGATCAACGAAATCATCGGCCTCATGTCGGGCGCGCAGGTCAACAGCCCCAGCTTCGTGCCGACGCAGAGCAACCCAATGCCGACCGTCGACTATGCCGGCCTCGTGCAGCAGGACTATGCCAACAAGATGGGCGCCTACAATCAGCAGCAGGGCATGATGCAAGGCCTTCTTGGAGGTGCTCTCGGCTTCGGCGGCCAGCTTGCCAGCCTCTCGGACAAGAACGCCAAGAAGGACATCAAGAAGGTCGGCGGCCTCTATGAGTATCGCTACAAGGGCGAGGGCAAGAACGCTCCGAAGCGTATCGGTGTGATGGCGCAGGAGGTGGAGAAGATCCGCCCCGATGCTGTATCGCGCCGCCCTGACGGTCTTCGACAGGTCAACTACGGCGCCCTCTTCAATGCAGGAAAGCGCGAATGATGGGCTATACCGGCTATGGCGCAGCACCCACGCGCGAGGAATTGGCGAAGCGGCTACAGGCGCAGATCGTGGGCCAAGCTCTTCCCCAAACGATCGGTGGGGGCATGGGCATGCTCGGCGCTGGCCTAGCTGCCAATTTCGCAAAGCAGAATGCTGCATTCCCGACCGCTCCGGGCGCCGCAAAGCCGTCTCTGATGACCGGCTTGGCTAATTTCTTCACTGGCGGCCGCAATGGAGGTCTTTACTGATGGCCCTTTCCTTCTTGTTCGGCGGCAACACCAAAGAGACGCCGGAATCCATCAAGCGCAAGCGTGAGCTGGCAATGGCGATCATGGGCGCCTCGCCCGCGCCGAAGAACATCGGCGAGGGCCTGAACGCGCTAGGCTCAGGCATTGTTGCGGGTGTCATGAACCGGCGCGCCAATAAGGCGGAAGACGAGGGCCGCGCCTCTGCGGATACGGTTTTCAAGAGCGCGATGCAGGGCCAGCTTGCCAGCCAGATCATGGGAACCGCGCCATCGAGCATGGGCATCAATCCGGCGAGCGGCGGTGCATCTGGCGGTTCCGGCTCCTATCGTGACGCCATAGCCTCGATCGAGAGCGCCGGGAGCGGCGATTACAAGGCTGTCGGCCCGACGCACCCGAAGATGGGCCGTGCACTCGGCCGCTACCAGATCATGGAGGCCAATGTCGGGCCGTGGTCGCGCGAAGTGCTCGGTCGCGAGGTGACCCCCGACGAGTTCATGGCGAACCCTCAGCTTCAAGACGCCATTTTCGACGGCAAATTCAACAGCTACGTGCAGAAGTTCGGGCCGGAAGGCGCGGCGCAGGCGTGGTTTGCAGGCCCGGGCGGCGTCGGCAAGACGAACCGCAAGGACTCCCTCGGAACAGACGTCGGCACCTATGGGCGCAAGTTCATGAACGCGCTCGGCCCCCAGGCTCAGCAGTCGACAGAGGTAGCTAGCCTCGACCCTGCAGCCGGCATGCCTCCGCAGACGGCCACAGGCGCGGTCAACGCTATGGCTGCCGGAGGTGGCGCTGTTATCGCCGACGAATCCCAATACTCGCCAGAGGACAGGGCGCGTCTTGCCGCTCTGCGCGGTCCCGCACCTTCTTCCGTCCCTTACAGCGGCCCAGGCGCGCGCATAGACACGCCCACGGCGGTCTACGACGACAAAGGTTTCCGTATGGAGCCGCAGGGCCAGCGGCTGGAGCAGGCCACGCCGTCCTTGCCGGACGAGGTGGCAGCCTTTGAGCAGACCCCAGAGTATAGAGCTCAGTTCCCCGGCATGAACGCGCCGCAGGCGGCAGGCCCGCAGAGCGCGCCCCAGGGCATCCCGCAGCAATTCCAAGGCTCCCAGCAGCTCGCCAACGCCCAAGGCGGCATCATGCCGGCACTGATGGGCGGCGCTCCTGCCTCTCCCGATCAGGTCGCGCAGGCCCAGGCAATGGGGCAGCAGCAGCCCCCGCAGCAGGCGCCGGCACAGGGTGGGCCGGACAAGATGGCTCTCCTTCAGGCCCTGAGCAATCCGTGGCTGTCGCCGGAACAGAAGGCCGTTCTTCAGACGCTGTACCAGCAGCAGGAGCAGGAAGAGCAGGCAGCCCGCGAGCAGCAGATATGGATGCAGCGGCAGCAGTACGAGCAGGAGGCCAAGCGGAACGATCCGGCTTACCAGATCGGGCTGAAGAAGACCCAGGCCGAACTGGATCAGATGGGCAAGCCGGAATATCAGGTGCTCACGCCGGAAGAGCGACAGGCGCTCGGCATTCCGGACACCGATCAGCGCGTCTATCAGCGTTCGCGCGGCGGAAAGATCGATGCAGTCGGCGGCGCTGGCCAGACGATCAATGTTGGCAATGAGATTGATGCTCGTAAGGCGGCAGCAGCAGAACTAGGGCTTTCTCCGGACGACCCACGATATGAGTCGTTCGTGCTAACCGGGAAGTTCCCGCGTGAAGACTCCCAGTCTCTTACGGCGACTGACAAGAAGGCTATCCTGGAAGCGGATGAGATGGTGGCGGCAAACCAAAGCGCCCTCGATGCCCTGTCGCAAGCAGAAGGGCTTTCCGACAAAGCGAATAGCGGCTGGTTTGCTGGCGCTCGGGCGTCGATCGGCAACAATCTGCCTGACTGGATGGTGCCGGACATCGTTTCGAGCCCGCAAAGCTCCCAAGCCACGACCGACATGGACAACGCCATCATTGGGCAGGCCATCACGCAGCTCAAGACCATCTTCGGCGGGAACCCCACAGAAGGCGAACGGAACATCCTCCTCGAACTGCAAGGATCATCGACCATGCCTCGAGAGGTCCGCAAGCAGGTGTTTTCCCGCGCTCGCGCATTGGCCGAAAAGCGGCTGCAATTCAACAACGACCGAGCAGCCGACTTGCGCGGTGGCACCTACTACAAACCGGATCGGGCGCCCGCCACCGGTCAGAACATAGATGACCTTCTGAAGAAATATGGAGCGCAGTGATGGCCACTGTCGAGCAACTATCGAATGCTCTCATCAATGCCGACAGGGCCGGCGATGTCGAGGCCGCGCGGGCGCTTGCGGCTGAAATTTCGCGGATGCGGGCGGCGTCACCGGAGACACCGTCCACTTTGCCGCAAACGCAGCAGCCGTCAGAGCCGCAACAGGTGGATGCTCGCGATAACTGGCTTGGGCGTGCTGATACGTTCATCCGAGGCGCTGCGGACACGATGTCGTTCGGCCTGGCCGATGAGATTGCCGCCGGCGGGGATGCGCTCTTGAATCCTCTCTTCGGAACGGGTCAGGACGGCGGCTCGCTTGCCGAGCGATACGATAGAAACCTGAAAGCACAGCGCAGGACGGACGAGATCGATGCCAAGAAGCGAACGGCCGAGCGTCTCACGGGTCAAATTCTCGGGGCCGTCGGCGGCGGGGTTGGGCTTGCGCGGAACGGCCTGTCAGCGACAACAAACGCGATCAAAGCCGGCAAGGGGCTAGCCGGCGTCACCAAGGCGTCTGCTATGGAGGGTGCTGTCCTTGGAGCCGCCCAAGGCTTCGGCAGTGGGCAGGGAATTGAGGATAGGCTCTACAATTCTGGCTTAGGCGGTTTTGCGGGAGCGGGTGTCGGTGGCGCACTTCCAAGCGTTGCGACGGCTGTTGCCGGAGCGGCTAAGGGGGTGACTGCACCCCTTATTGCTCCCTTCCGCCCCGCCGCATACACCGACAAGGCCCTCCGAACCTACTTGCAGCGGTCCGGTAAGACGCCTGAGCAAATCGCAGACATCATGCGCTCCGCGGCCGGTGATGGGCAGTCGATGTACACGCTGGCCGATGCGATGGGGAATGCCGGACAGCGGGCACTTGTCCCGGTCACCAGAACGCCGAACGATGCTCGCCAGGAGGTGACGGATTTTCTTGTCCGCCGTCAGCTTGGCCAGCCTCAGCGATTGGCAAATGCTTTGGCCGAAGGCTTTGACGCCCCGCAGACCTCAGATCAGGTCAGTCGCGCCTTGACGAGCGTCCGCGATATAGAAGCTGACCAGCTGTACACCGCGGCCCGCCGGGGTGCTGGCCCTGTCAACGTGACGCCTATCCTCGAGAGGATCGATGAGACCCTATCGCCGGGTGTCAACCGCGTCGTCAGCCCGCGGGACAATATCGGGTATGACACGATCGAGGGCGCGCTTGCCCGTGTTCGCCGGATGATTTCGGACGGAAATTCGCAGGTCACCGATTTCAATGCTCTCTTCCGCGCGAAACTCGATCTCGATGACATGATCACGAAGGCAGAAGGGCAGGGGGCCGGAAACAGGGCGAACTACCTCAGCCAGGTGAAACGGGAGGTCGATCGGGCGCTTGAAAACGCGTCTCCCGCCTACCGGAATGCCAACGATACGTTTGCCACGCAGAGCAGAGTCATTGACAGCGTGGCGGAAGGTCAGGCGGCAAAGTCGGGCCGCGTCCGGTCAGAGAACAGTATTGAGCAGTTCAATGCGATGACGCCGGACCAGCAACAGGCGTTCCGGTCCGGCTACGTTGATCCGATCATCGCGGACATCGAAAGCCTTCCTATGGGGCCGGCCACAAACCGGGCCCGTGGATTGACCACACCGAAGTATGAGCAGGAGTTTCAGGCGTTCGCCGCTCCAGGCCGTGCTGAACAGCTCGGCAACCGCATCGGGCGCGAGAACCGCATGTTCGAGACGTCGAACGCCGCGCTTGGTAACAGCCGAACCGCTGACAATCTCGGCGACATCGACGACATGGCAAACTTTGACCCGGCTGTCCTCACGAACCTTCTGACGGGAAATTGGAAGCAGGCTGCACTGACGGGTGCCCGCCAGGCTTTCAACGCCGGCAAAGGCCTGCCGCCTCGTGTTGTCGAAAGAGTGGGGCGCTCACTGGTCGAAACAGATCCTGATCAGGCAATGGCGACACTTAACCGAGTGCGTGGGCAGCAGGTCAGTCGCGATCAGCTCCGCGCGATGATTCTGGAAAGCATGCTGCAGGGGTCGAACGCCGGGATTGCTCGGATCTCACCATAGGTGCTTGAAGCGAACGGAGGCCCAAAGCATCAGCGCCCCCCCGGTCACGAGCCCGACAAGGATCGACCGCCAGTCAAAAGGAACAAAGTAGAGATACCAGGCCCATCCGAGCGCCAGTAATACGAAGAACAGCCGAAAGCTTTCCGGCCGCCGATCAATCTTCGGCTCGCTGGGGTCGTGTTCAATGGTGTGTCGTGGGTTCATTCGCACAACATACACGAGTAGCGGAGAAAATGAAGGCGCGACGTGTAGACGGAACTAATAGCCGCCCGGGCGGGAATACGCGCTTCGCCTTCCACATCTGTTGCCCGCGGCATCACGCTGCCAGTCATATTGGCAGTTCCCCTGGTAGGGTTTGTACGAGGGATAAGACGGGTAATACGACCCTCCGCCGCAGTTATTGTTCGCGCAGACGGCTACTGCGGTTCCCACCAATGCAACGGCCACGATAGCTGCCGCAGCCTGGTTCTCCCGCTGCACCATGTTGACGCATTCGATTGGGTCGATGCGGCGACGCGCGAGCTCGGCGGTAAGCTCCTGCGTGAAGGCGAGATCTGTATTCGTTATGAAAGTTCGGCAGAGCGCTGACTTGCTCACACCCTCAGGATTCTTGCGAAAATCTGCCTGTGTCGTGGTGCAACTCGCCAAGACAAACGTCATCGCTGCGGCAAACGACAGCCGCCCCGCCAAGTAAAAATTCAAGATGTGCCCCCTCAGTTCCCCTGCGGCGCACTGAACAACTTATTGGCGACCAGAGTCAATAGAAGTTGATACGAGGCCAGGCTCCCTCGCGGGGCCTTTTTCTATGGAGAATACCGATGCCTAGAACTGGCGGCGTATATAGCCCTCCTGCCGGCACAAAAGGCGTGTCCGGAACGACCATCCAGAGCGTGCCGTATAATGCGTTCGTGGACGATCTGGCGGCGGACGCCAATGCTGCCAGGCCGGTCACTGCCGGCGGTACCGGTTCGACCACGGCGAGCGGTGCGCGCACGGCGCTCGGGCTGGCGATCGGTACGAACGTCCAGGCCTATGACGCGGGACTTCAGTCGATCGCCGGCCTGACGACTGTCGCCGATCGGATGATCTACACGACTGCGTCGGATGTTTACGCGACGACTGCGCTGACGCCGTTCGCCCGAACCATCCTCGATGACGCGAACGCCGCGGCGGTGCAGACGACCCTCGGTTTGGGCACGGCTGCCGTAAAGAACACCGGCACTTCCGGCGATGCCGTGCCCCTGCTGAATGCGGCAAACACGTGGAGCGCGGCGCAGACCATCGCCGCCGCACAGCCCATCCTTACATTCACGGATACTGATACCGGTGTTGACCATAGTATCTCGGGCAACAGCTCTGTCGGCGGTTTCTTCATCCAAGTCGACCAAAACAGCGAAGGTACGGCCTCTGTACTCAGGGTAGATGTCAGAGGATCCCAGAAACTCGCAATCACATCGACAGCGGCGGAGTTTTCAGTTCCGATTGCCATGGGTACAAACCATGCAATCTCCTTCGCCGGCACGGGAGCGGCTACGACCCGCACCAACCTCGGTCTAGGCACCGCCGCGACGCAAAACACCGGCACTTCTGGCGCCAATGTGCCATTGATGAACGCGGCGAACACGTGGGCGGCGCTACAGACTGTTGCGAATGCGGCCGGCGGCGCCGGCGATACGTGGGGAGGGCGCCTGCTTCATCTCGAAAACTTCGCGCCCGGGATCTATTTCCAAGACAATTCCGGGAGCGTCAACAATGGCCTCCTCAATGTCGACAGCAATCTCTTGCGGATATGGGGCACGCCGAACACGGACGGAACCAGCCTAACCGAACACTTCAGGCTTAACATTTCGACGGGAGCCGCGCTCTTTGGCGGGACACTGTCGGTAAACAGCGCGGTTGGTTTCGGCTCGACTATGAGCGTTACTGGCGCATCAACTCTCACCGGGCGAATCAATTTCGGCGAGCGCATCGTTTCGACCGGGACGGACGCGGTAATAGGAACGACCAGCCCCGGCCAGGTCATCCTGCGGCCGAACGGCGGGGATGGCGGCTTCACCACAGGCCAGGTTGTTGTCACGCCAACCACGTTCACATGGAACGGGGAGACCATCTATCACAGCGGGAACGTTGTGCCGGTGGCGGATGGCGGAACGGGATCCACGACCGCATCAGGCGCCCGGACGAACCTCGGGCTCGGCGGCCTCGCCGTGATGGACGTCACTGGTCTGTTTTACACAGGCTCGAGCGTGTCCAACACCGTCTTCCCGGTCGGATCTATCGTGTTTGCCTCTCTCGGGGGAACCCGACCTGATCTTAATTCCACGACCACCGTCAGGCTCTCGGGGACGACCGGTTACAGCATCGAAGGTGCGGAGGCTGCACTGTCCGGAACGTGGCGTCATCGTGGCGGCTACACCGTGTCCGGAGACCGCTTCGGAATATACCAGAGGGTGGCATGAATGACCGACACGACCAACGAGACTTACCCCATCATCACTGAAATCCTTAGGATATCCGAGACCGAAGAGGGGCAGGGTGTCTATGACGTAGAGGTCATGATCCAATTCGCCGCAGAGAGTGAGCCCGAATTCGGGAGATACAGGTCCCGCCAGATCGACCCGCACGGCATCAACCCACAGATCAGGGCATGGCTTAGCGCAAATTCGGATGCCCCGATACTCGCCTATGTCCCACCGTCGCCCCCGACTCCGGAAGAAGCCCGAGCAGCGATGCCGCCACTGACGGCACGTCAATTCCGTCTCGGTCTGGTGAATTCGGGGCTTACTCCCGCTCAGGTAACGACGGCTATCGAAGCAATGCCGGCCGGCCCAGACAAAGAAGCCGCCCTGATCGAATGGGAATACGCCGCCACTTTCAATCGTGTGCATCCGCTCATCGGGAGCGTTGGCGCTGCGCTCGGCCTGACTGACGAGCAGATTGATGCCATGTGGGTGGCGGCGGTGGACCTTTAAGCCCAGCCGTGAGCGGCGTTTCTTTTCACTGCAACGTGAATGGGTGCACAGGACGCTGATGCGGCGATCCCCAGGTGCGTCATCGGCGACATCGCACGTATAAGCAAGCGTCTGTGAATTCGAACGCTCAGACGCCGGGCCTCTTCTCTCGTCGAGAGAGAGGGGGGCCCTTTTCGTAGGCGGTGCCTTAGAACCACCGATCGCTCGTCTTCCCTTCCAGCATCGCAACCGCATCGGCCTCGATGCTGCGACAGAGATCCTCGTATTCCGCCAGCAGCTCCTCACGGCATGGGACCTCTTTGCGGAGCTCGTCGACCATCAAAGCCGTGACCTCATAGACTCTGCAAAGGCTCTGAAACGCCAGCCTGTGAGTGCTGGGGATTTTGTCGCGATAACGGGGCAGGGCGAGCCTTAGGCGCGCTCTACCTGCCTTGATCAGCGGTATTCCTGATTTCGTCTGGGCATCGAGCAAATCGGATTCGTCCGGATGCCCCGCGTCAATTTCATTATTTTCCATTGGCAGGCCTCTTCGCAGCGTCCACGCCGGGCGATCCAGCTCATCTGCCTTTATCACAAGCACCAACCAGGAGACCATTATGGCTCGGGAAACTCTTCCCGTCGCCCTCGAACACATGTTCGGGGATGAGGGCAACCATCCTTGTTGGGGAACGTTTCGTTTCCAGGGGGCGCACCGAAGGAGGAGTGCGATGCGTCCTGATGAGCGCGTCAAGATAATAGAATGGACTGCAGCTCTCGCCGCAGCCGCTTTCGTAGCGGCGCTTGTCGTGGCGCTGGTGTCCTGAGGACGTCACTTTCAACGAAGGCCGGAGAATTGCCGCTGCGTCCGAATGTAAGCGATGGCGGCAGCTTCTAGGCTTCTGCACTCCGCTTCGCATCCAATCAGGGCATCGTCGTCTTTCTCGGCGGCGCATCGAAGGCCGTCGCGGCGCAGACACGCATGCTCGTAAGCCACGCAGAGCTTCAGAAATACGGAGCTGTTCATCATCCACGCGCTGGCACGCAGATCTGGGGCCGCCAAAAACAACCGGGCCATTCCTGCCTTCTGCGCATTCATGGCGGCGTTCGCCTTCGTTTGAGAGCCAATTCGTCTCAACGGGTGCTGCGAGGGAAAAGTTCCACCACGTGACTAGTAATGGGACTGAGCAACCAAAGGAATCAAACAGTTAAAAGGGGTCCAGCGAGGCTAAGGGGATTGGCTCGATCGGTCTTGCCGCTAGAGCTTTGAGGTCCTCGGCCAGGCCGGCAAGCTGCGCCGCAAAGTCCAGAAGGTTCGAATCCGCGCACTGTGTCGCGATTTCTGAGAGGTCAGAAGCCGGCTCTATTCGGCCGGTGTTTTTCGCTTCGCTATCGTCCATGTCCAAGTCCCATTTCCATTGATGTGGATCAATGGCGAGGCCCGTCAAGGGCTGCGGCCGGTGACGAGCCTCCCGGCCGCCTGCGAGGGGCTAGAGCGACCAATGTCACTTTAAGCCGGACCATCGCCGGCCGCCATTAACCAGTGTGGCTTAGCCCGCCGAGCATTCCCCAACGAAATCAGGAGAAACGAATGAGCGCCATCACCGCTCAGCACGTTCGCGCTGCCGCAAAGGGCAAGGTGAACGAGAGCAACCTCGCGTCCGTACTTGTGGCACTGGACAGGTACGGGGAGCGTTTCGGCATGGATCGGCCGCACCGGCTCGCCCAGTATTTCGCCCAGCTCATGCATGAAAGCGGAGACTTCCGCTACGACCGAGAGATCTGGGGACCGACGCCGGCACAGCAGCGATACGAAACGCGAACCGATCTCGGCAACACGCCGGAGAAGGATGGCGACGGCTATCTCTACCGTGGCCGCACCGGCATGCAACTGACCGGCAAGGACAATTATCGCCAGTTCCGCAATTGGTGCCGCGCGGCCGGTCTCGACTGCCCCGACTTCGTCAAGGATCCGGATGCGGTCAACACCGATCCGTGGGAAGGCCTGGTGCCTCTGTTCTATTGGGACACCCGAGACCTGAACCGCTGGGCCGACGAGGGCGACGCGGAAACCATCACGAAGAAGATCAACGGCGGCAAGAACGGTCTGTCCGATCGGTTTGACCGGCTGGCCCGGGTCTCGCTCGTGCTGCTCGGCTACCGCGCCGACAACGTCCTTCAGTTTCAGGCTGACCAGCGGCTTCAAGTCGACGGCGATGTCGGGCCGAAAACGCGCGCGGCAATGCACACGGCGCTTGTGGCGCTCACCCCGGGCGAAGCGGCGCGGCCGGAGGTCAAAGCCGCGCCGGTGACCGAGGAGAAGCCGGTTCCGGTTCCCGTCACGCCGCCGAGCCTCGATGCGCCGTGGTGGAAGTCGAAAGAGGTCATCACCCCGTCTGTTATCGGCGGCGGCGCTTCGCTGCTCACCGCGATCGGCGGCATACCGTGGCAAAACCTCCTCCTGATCCTCGTCGCATTCGGAGGCATTGCCGGCTTCTCTACTGGCGCAAGAACGCCGATCGGAAGGCGGTCGCCAAGCAGGTAGAGGGGATGGCGTGATGTTCACCACTCCTCGCCTCATCGCGGCCGCCGCCGCTCTCGCCATCGTTGCCGCCGTCGTTGCTTGGATTTACCGGCAGGGCGGCGACGACGTCAGAACCTCCATTGAAAGGCAGAACAATGAAGCTGGCCGCACTGCGGACGATGTCCGCTCTCGCTTTGACCTTTGTCCTCCAGGGATGTGGGACTTCGGCGCCGGCAAGTGCCGACGGACTGCGCCGGGTGGTGGGCACTGATCTGATCGGCGCGCGCGGCGCGACACCGGCAGATCAGCGGAAGATAGACCGGACCGTCGTCGGCATCTGCGCGGCGGCAGTTTGGACGAAAGCGGAATGCGTCCGCCACGGCGAAGCGCAGCAGTAACTCGCATCACACTACGAGGGCAGGGGATTGTCTGAAACACAGGAAACCGAAAAGATGGTCGCAACTCCGAAATGGAGGTTTGAATATAACCTCAACACCCTGGTGATCCTGTTCGGCTTTGCCGGCGGCCTCATAGCGTGGGGCGCGACCTGGGAGAGGGTGAACGCCAATCAGGATTCGCAGGCAAACTCCATCGATCGCCTCGACAAGCGCCTGACCGCCGCCGAAGTCTCCCTCCGGCAGATCGACAATCACGAGCTTCGAATATCGGCGGTGGAGAAGCAGGCGGCCGAAGCGGCTACCTCTATGAAGGCTGTCGAGAACACTCTCAACAGCCTTTCCATCGATACACGTGTAATGCGCGAGATCCTGCAGAGGATCGAGGCCAGCCAGCGCGACGGCGCGCAGTTAAGGCGTTGAGATGCAGCGCCCCGGCGAGGTGACTTCGAAAAATGGGCGGGTTTCGTTCAGCTAATCACCGAGCGCCAAGTCGCGCAGCATCTTCGTCTCGCGATGTCCAGACTGGTAGAGGGAAAATAGCCTCCTGGCGATCAGCTCGGCAGCTTCGCAATCGCGGCAGAGCCCCTTTTCAGTCAGTATCTCGGTAAAAACGTCGTCCAACAAGTCAATACCGGTAGGTAGAACCGCATCCGTATAATCGTGTGACTTCAACATCGCGCGACCTCATCGGGGCGAAAGCGCAATGGTCTTCCAGCCAGCGGCGCCCGTGTTATCTGCCGCTGATGGTTCACTATGCGCCGCGAGTATGACAGCGGCAAGGAGACTTGCGGCCTAAGACCTTTGCCTTTGATGGGCTGGACTAAGGTCCGGCAAGCACATGCCCCGCGTGTATAATTAAGCAATTGCGCGTTTCGTGCTAGCCTGCTTTTAATGGCCGACATGGACACGAAACTTGCAGACTTGAAACTAAGGCCATCGCTTCTCCGCGAGCTAAACATGACTGGGTATGAGGTAGTCGGAGATATGCAACATCTACCGACTGCAGAATTGCTGCGGATACCCGGTATGGGCGGACATGACTGGCGGAAGATTGCCAAGGCGTTGGGGCGAGAACCGTTACCTGACTTGAAGAAACGTTGATATCCGACTGACAGGTCAGGAGCTTTCCCTTGATTCCACGCCCGCTGAGAGTACAATATGGGCAAGCGACGTTCGAAGCGGTTCCCTTGAATGGAACAGGGCATTGCGCCCCAGCTGTATGATGACCAACGTCGCGACCGGAGCTGCAGCAGGCCCCCGCTGCAGCTCTATTTGTGTCAGGCCATCTCTCGATCGTGAGGAGCGGGGCTGCCGCCGTCATCGTCCCCGCCGTCATCGTCCGGCCACCAGCCCTTCCAATCGTCTCCCAGCGCTTGCTTCGCTTGGCGGCCGTCCAGACGGGCGATGAGCATCTTCACCAGCTCATGCTCCGAAATGCCACTCGCCGGCGGCAGATACGCGCCTGCGCGATGGCTTATTGCCGGGGCTTTCCTATGAAGATCGTGTTGCCGTCTCGGTTCTCGCACCTCTTACATCGCATTCTCGGCGCCAATTGAAGGATGCTTTGTCTTTTGCCGAAGCGCGCGGCCAGAGCGCGCCGATTTAGTCGATCGATGCGGCCGCAGCTCCGGCACTTGCACAGGACGTCGCACCATTCGGGAAGGTTCGCGAAAGTAATCTCTTCAGGGGCACCGGCTGGGGCCGCATCACCAGCCGGCTCCTTCGAGAGACGGGCGGCTCTCCCGATGGCATGTCGTATGTGAGCCTGCAGCGATCCCGGTGGATGTTGCCACTCTTGGGGCAACCGAGAGCCTTTGAGAATTCTGAGAGCAGCCCCGGCATGCTCCGGTCGCCGATCCGATCGAAAAGCTGTCGTGCGTCGTATTGCCTCTTTACCCCGCACTCGCATTTGATGCGGATCTTCGTCCAGGCGAGAAGCTCCGAAAGCCACCAGGCTCCGTCTCTAGGCATGCTTCAACTTCCAGTCGGGCTGATGCCCCGCGCAGAACCACCGCGGCTCCTCCTTCCCCAAGGCAAAGCCAAGGCTGCCCCACTTCTTGCAGCCGGGATGCTCGCACCAGTGCTCATACATCACCGTGTCCTTGCGCGCGCTCGATCCGGCTTCGTCGCTCATTTTCCTTACCCGTCCATTGCGTTTGTTCTTACTATGTTCTCTCAGCCGAAAGAGTCAATTCGGCTTTTTCCGAGCCTGTGCGTTAATGGGCTAATGGCCAGAGCATCGTCGAAAACACCGCGTGGCACCTCATCGCCGGACCCGATGCCGGAGCGGGTTGATCCATGTCTGGCGATGCTAGTCGACAAGCCGCCAAAAGGGCCGGATTGGGCCTTCGAGGTCAAATGGGATGGATATCGGCTTGCCGTTCACGTCGAGCCGGACAGGGTACGGGTAATCACACGCGGTGGGTACGACTGGACGTCCCGGTTTCCCTCTATCGCGGCCGAGGCGCGTCAGCTCGGTTACGAAACCTTGATCCTCGACGGTGAGGCAGTGGTGATTGACGACGAGGGGCGGTCGGATTTCGGCATGCTTCAGCGCGCGCTCGGTAAGCGACCTAGCTTGCATGATCCACGCGAAATCATCTTCTTTGCTTTCGACCTTCTCTATGTTGATGGTTGGGACCTGCGCCGACTGCCGCTTCGCGAACGCCGGTGGCTGCTCGACCCGATAGTCGCCGGCCGTGGCGGTGCCATCCGGCTATCGGAAGAGGTTCAGGCCGATGGAGACGAATTCTTCCGCGTCGCCTGTGAGCACGGCCTTGAGGGCATCATCGCCAAGCACATCGAGAAGCCGTATCGGTCTGGCCGCGGCGAGGGGTGGCAGAAGATCACCTGCAAACGCCGGGGTAGCTTCGTGATCGTCGGCTTCGAACCGTCGACAGTGCCTGGTCATCTCGGCCGGCTGCTGCTGGCAGCACGGAAAGGCGATGAACTCGTCTATGTCGGCGGATGCGGTACCGGCTGGTCGAATGAGCTTTCGCGCGAGTTGCGGAAACTGCTTGAGGGGATGGCGACGAAATCGCCGGCCGTAGCCCTGAGGAGGAAAGCCGCCGTCTTTGTCGAGCCGGTGCTCGTCGCAGAGGTCGAATATCGCGCCTGGACGGATGACGGGAAGTTAAGGCATCCGTCGTTCAAGGGCTTACGGGAGAGGGAGGATGATGCGGGTGCATTTGATCTCATCTAGCCAGACCACATCTGTGTTGTAGCTAAATATAGTTGTGCTAATGTAGGATCTCATCGCATACGCGAGGGGGGCGCGATGTTTTTCCGGCGACTCATGCTCACGTTAGCCGTAGCTGCTGGCGCTGCTGCCGTGATGACAGCCGCACATGGCCAGCAGCCAGATCCCAGACAGGTTCTCGCAACTATCATATCCGCTTTCCAGAATTGTGGCCCTCCTCAGGCGTTCCAATGGTTGAGCCCTCAGTTGTACCAATCTGTCTACATGCAAACGGGGGGGAGCGGTTGCTACTGGCCGATACGGCAGGCCGGCCCGGTCTCATCTATGCAGGTCATGTCGCAACAGCAATTTCCCGCCGGGCCAGTTTACCAGATACGCGTGCAGCACCCATCAACCGCGGTCGATTGGTTCATTGGAATAAGTCAGTTTTCTGGCCGCATCGAGTATCTCAACTATCAGGCGGCACAAGGTCCCCCTCCAGACATCAGCACAGGGCCAACACCTGACGGTGGTCCCAGCCCGCCGCCCGACACGCCCCCGACAAATGAACCGAGTGATGATACGGACGGTTGCACGCTGTACCCGTCGATGTGTGTGCAATGATGAGGTCTCGACGGGAAGTGGTCCTAGGAGGCTTGTTGACGCTCGCGTGGGGCGGCATACCGAGCTGCTCGTGTCACGCAAACGTAAATCTTACGCGATCCTCTGGGTGTTATGTTCCTCGTGAGGAAGCTCCAGAATTTTTCAGGTTGACCAATACCGCTCAAGTGTTCGCGTTTGGCACGGAGGATATCGAGCCGCGATCTGGAAACCGGCAGCTGGATCGAGCATTGGCCCAAACCTTGGCGCGATTGTCACGAACCTTCGACGTTCTCCCGGGCTTTGCATACTACAGGGACAGTGATGGTGAGAACGCCCTCGCCACGCCAGAAACGCTCCTTCAGAGGACAGATGGAACGGTGCTGTTCGGCTTGGGGATGTTGCGTCGACTTCTTGCCCGACCAGAGCACCCAGACGCTTCCATTGTCGCAGTTTGCGCACATGAATTTGGCCATATTGTCGGCTACAAAACCGGTCTCATTAAGCAATTGGCGCCAGACGAGAATGATCCTTTCCGCGCCGAGCAGCATGCCGATTATCTTGCTGGTTTTTTTGCCGGGTTGCGTAAGCTCGATCGTCCCAATTTTCCTGCGGTAGTGTTTGCGACGACGCAGCAGTCGTTTGGAGGGAGTACCCGCGGCACACACGGTACAGGCGAGGAAAGGGCAGAAGCTGTCGTTGAGGGATTTAAGGCGGCCTACGAAAGGCGATTGCCTGCCTCGGAGGGGATACAGCAGGGTTTCCAGTTCGCGATGGCCCGCTAATAGGACCGGTTCGGATCCTGTTCATTCCTATCCAGGACGATTTTCAAGCCGGATGGTAATGAGGAAGATAGACAACCTGACCTACCGCGTAACGGTAACAGAGCAGTCGAACGCCAACATCACTACAGCAATAAAGGAACTGCAGGCGCTCATGAGCCAACAGGCCGGCGATCTGAAGGTTATGAAGGAGATTCTACAGAGGGTTGAGGGCGGCCAATTGAGGCGCTAACTTCCAGCTCTGGTGTGAATACCTTTTCGTCCAAGACGACGTTGCCTCTAGTGTCGAGTACGGGGAGCTTTGGGAAGACCTCATCAAAGAGATAGCCGCCAAGGCTTCGCAACTTGGCTATGTGTCTGTCAAGAAGCTTTGGCATGTTCTCGTATCGCGGCATCCGGCCTTTGGCGCGATAATTGATAACGTGGTAGTCGACCTCGAACTCTCCCTTGCGAGCGCCCCAGAACGGTCCCCCGTGAATCAGTAAATTCCGCTCGACGCTTAACGTTTGCAGACGAGTGAGAATTGCTCGCAGCTTCTTTAAGCGAGGGTCGGTGGCATCATCAACAATTCCTATCAGGTATTTTATTTTAGCGTCTTCGCCAGAAAGGGGTCGCATTTCCGCCTCGACATCTTCAGCTGACCGGCCGCTTATTGTAGTGGCTGCGCTACGCACCAAGTGGCAGACCGATCCCCAGAGCGAGACCACGATGCCGAGATTTCGCATGATCTCATCGTTATCTTCATGCGGTGAACGCAATCCGTCCACGTCCTTGCGGTGCCCCATTGAGCAATTTCCTCCGTTCGACCAATCGCGTTGAATGCCGTGTCTCGACTAGTGACGGCAACTTCTAACAGCTTGGCTGACGCCGCGCCACAAGGCGCAGGCTCCGCTGGCTGCTGGCGAGATCTGCACCGAAATAGGTCGACTGCCTGTGGAGCTTAGCTATCCGGAAACGCTAAAACCGCCGGTTTGGTGGACCGATCGGAGTTGCCGCGCATACAAACTCCCTCGTTAGAACCAGGGAGACGGCCGTCATGCAAGATAACATCCGACCAATCGCACCGGTGAGCGCTGCCGGCCTCATACCGCAAGCGCCAGCTACCGGTATGCCGATTTGCGAGGTCGTTGATCCAACTACCTTGTATGTTGATCCGGCTTACCAGAGGAGCGTAGGCGACAGAGGGATGCGGCAAATTCGGCGCATCATCGAAGGCTTCGACTGGGCTAAATTCAAGCCGCCGATCTGCGCTTACTCGGAATGTGACGGCAAGACGATTCTGAAAGTGCTCGATGGGCAGCATACTGCGATTGCGGCCGCCTCCAATCCGCACATACGTTTGATTCCCGTCATGATCGTTGAAGCGGACGACACGATAGCGCAGGCGAAGGCGTTCATCGGTCAGAACACTGATCGCCTCGGAATTACCACCCTGCAGCTTCACCAGGCCGCTCTGGCGGCAGCTGATGAAGACGCGCAGACTCTTGAATTGGTGTGTTCGCGGGCCGGCATAAAGGTGCTCAAAACGACGAACGCTTACACCGGAACGGGATCGCGCCAGACTATTGCCATCAAGCAGATCGAGGCCTTGATCAGCCGGCAAGGCGCGCGGGTCGCTCGAGAGATTCTTGAAGTTCTGGCCAATGCCGAGCGTGGACCGCTGACAGCTCCACAGATCAAAGCAGTGGAGCTACTCATGACTGACCCCGAGTATGCCGAGAAGTTCAACCCCAATGACTTGACCGAAGCCATCGTTGACCTGCTACACACCGCGGAAGATGAAGCGAAACTTCTCGGGGTAACGCACAAAATCACCTTTTGGAAGGCGCTCGCCATCACTTGGTTCAGGAAGTGCAAGAAGCGGCGCCAGGCACCTGTCAAGGCAGCGTGAGCGGGATCGATACGGATGGAGGTTGAGGAGATATCTCCATCCATGCGCCATGTCGATCAATGGCTGTTAGTCCCCGACATAATTCCCAAGCCGTTTCCCTTCGTCATACGCAGCCGAGCGGCAATGGTCTGCTAAGGCGCGAGCAGACTAAGGCGGAGCCGGCCGTCTAATAGCAATGCGCAGGGGGGCATCAGGAGTTATTATGACGACAGAATGCCGCGAAGCTCTCCTAGGAGTTGCTGTACTTCGAGGAAGGTCATCGTCTTAGAAGACCATGGTCTATTGAGCTCTGTACCATCATACGTCACCTCACGATGACCCCGCCCTTTGAAGACCGCCGCGGTTTGGGCGAAGGCAATCTCTTCCCCCTCGACATCGTCGTAGATGAAAAATTCAACTTGATAATCAGGATATAAAGCGGGGCAGTCGAGCGCCAACCGGATCTGACAATCGCGCTGATGGCCTGTCATGTTGCCGAGGACCTGACGAACGAATTCTTTCGGATCTTTAAGGTTGCCTTTCAAGGACCAAAGTGTGCAGTCGGCTGGCAACGGCGCCTTCACTTCCTGAGCCTCACGCCGGGTCCCCCTGCAACCATCTCCCCATCCGATTGAAATACTACGCCAGACGCCTCCAGTGTGGCTTGGATAGAGCGCAGCGTTGAGGCCTTGGGGTCCGCAGACCCCCGCTCAATGTTGTTCAGTCCGGTAGTGGAAATCCCGGCTGCTTTTGCAAGCTCGGCCTGGGTCATTCCGAGCATGGCCCGGGCCCCGCGTATTTGTTCTGGTGTGATCATGTGGATTTTATACGCTCCAATTGAAATTTTATCAAGCCTACTTGACGCCTCGTTAAGTTAAGGTTAATTCAAGCTCAGTTGATATTTTTTCAAGTGGAGACAGAACAATGCCGAACACAACAGTTCAGGCGGCCGCCGAAGGCTTGCCCATCGCCGAAACCCTTTCTCGTGATCCACTAGCCCCACGAGGCCGCACATCATGTGACATAGACATGCCCGCGCTCCGCAAAATGGGCATGAAGGAGCTGCGGGATCTCCGAAGCGCTCTGCACACGGCGGGCGAACTTATTTCGGGATTTTGCTGCCAGCCCCGTTTTTTGACCGAGGATGGCAACAACTACAATGAACCCGGGAGTGTCCTTGAGGACATATGCGACTTTTTAGGCAGCTACGAGCAAGCCGCCGTCAATGTCTCAGTGGCCGCCAAACCTACGACCTCCAGCGAAGTCGAATGGCGGGGCTGGACGATCCTGGGCTTCGAGGCGGACTGCGCCGAAGACCTCGTACCGTTTGCGGTGAAGGCCGCAGAAGCTGTGAGAGATAAAGCCGAAGCCAAATCTCGAGAAGCACGGCGGCCGGCGATGGTGGACCGCGCCATGAACGTTTTGTGAGGGAGGAGAGCCAATGACGCAGATCAACAGACGGACAATCCTCGGCGCCATGGCATCGGCTGCAGCGCCAGTGAAGATAGCAGCGGCGGAAGTGGCCACTAGCTCCACTCTCGACGATAGGCTGGCCGCGGCTAAGGGGGAAATTATCGCCTGCCTAACGGAACGCTATGGCGTTGCGCCGGAAGACGTCGGCTCGGAGCGGGGCGTGTTCGTTTTCGTGCCGTATCCGCCTGAGTCGGTGGAGTACGACCGCCCAGGCTTCTACAAGGTCGAAGGCAAGAGACCGGACGGGCGCGCGTGGTGCACTACCCTCTGGCTAGAGCGCGTCGACTACAAAACGGTCCCAGGCTTCTATTATCGCGCAGAAAGTCGCTGGAAGGGCAGGGTGGAACGCACCATTCGGCTAAAGCCGGACAAGATCAGGATCATCCGCAGGCATGACGACTACCCAAACGCATGATCACACTCTGGAGAAGGCCCGTCTCGCGAACGAGGCGGGCTTTTTTGTTTCTGTTACCCAGAACGCAAGCGGGTACGAACTCAGCCGTTTAGCGTTTTAGTATCCACCCGGACGCTCGTCATATCCGCAGGCGATTTATCTATAAGCTTTTCTGCAGCCAAGAGGATTGCCTCCAATAGCGGCGCCGGAAGACTGTCTACATCGAACTTCAGTCCGCGCGGGTCGCAGAAATCTTCGATCGCTTCTTCGGTGACCTCTACATGGACCACCTTCTTTCCACTCTCGTAGGTATCGAACGAGATACCCGCGTCAGTCTTATGTGGTTCAGTCTTCTTCGTAAGTGCCAT